TAAGCGCGGCCCAGATCACGGCGTCTAGCGCTTCGTCATACGCGCAGGCTGCGTTGAGTGCCGCGCTGATGACGCCCGCCAGCCTGTAGGCCCAGTTCAGCCCGTACGTGTTGATGTCATCGGTGGCTCGGTCAAATCCCATATCACTGGACTCAACATAGTCGCTGATGTCAGTTGTACCTATCTTCAGGTACGCCTGCGACCCCATCTGAAAGTCAGTCATGTTCGTCACCCCCTAGAATCTGCTGAAAGCGCAAAACCATGTGGCCGCCGGCGATGTCCCGCTCAGCGTCCAGCTCACTCGTACATATTGCCGAACTGTACCCGCAATTTCCACTGCCTCGCTGCCCTTGGCTGTCAGTGCCGTAAAGGTCAAGATCGGCTGCCAGTCTAACACGCCGTCCGCGCTGTCCTCAATGACAACCATCAGGGTTGCCTCTGCGCCAGAGATGGCCGGGCATAGCAGAAAGCCCCGGCCCCCGTTGGTTGTGGGGGCCAAGTTGTTCACCGCTGTTCCTGGGCTTGTGCCGCCCGCTGCCATCGCCCGCAGAATCACGGCCCTGTCGAGCCGCGCATTGCCCAGTAGCGCGAATGGTACACGCACAAAGTCATCGCCGGGCGCCTGTATGCTCGCGTTGTTCTGGCGCACCGTCCCACAGTAGGCGTGCCGGCCCAGAACGTCGCCGCCGGGTGCAAAGGCGTACACCAACGGATCGGCTGCGGCCAGCGCTGCCCAGTGAAAGGCATCGTTCCCGCCTGCGGCTGGCGCATAGGCCGAGCCACCCACGTTCAGGCTAACGCTCTTGATCCCCGCCGCGCGGTTGCTTACCGTCGCATTCAGCGGCGTGTGCTCTGCTATGGCCCGCTCGATTTGCTGGCCCACCTCCTCGGCGTATCCGCTCAGGTCAAAGTCATTGATGTACAGTCGGGCCGCAGACCCCATTATGCCTACCATAGTCTCCTCCTAGCTCAGCTCTATCGCGTACGTAGCGCCGACCTGGTAAAGCAGCGTGCCGTCCGCGTCCAGCTCGTAAATCTCGGGCATATCGCCCACCTTCGTGATGCGCAGCACCGTGCGCCCTGCTACCGTTAGCGTCTGAAGTTCCAGCAACTCTGTTACCCTGTCGCGCGCCGTGAGCGCGGCTTCCGCCGAATGCCCTTTGCTGATGATCCGCACATCATACAGATACCGCTCTTTGATGCGCAGTGTGTAGGTGTACTCTGGCGCACTGGACACTTGCGCAATGCGCGCATACGGATACTGCGGCGAGTTCGGCGGTGCCGTGTAGATGCCCGTGAGCGTCGCCATCAGCGTTGTGTCGCCCGCCAGTTTCGCCTGAATGGCAGCTATCAGCGCTTTCATTGCCCTACCAGCCTGCGGATCGCGGCCAGGAACCTCTCACGATACGCCTCTACCGCTGGACGCAGATACGGCCTCGGCTCGATGCGTGGCGTGCCGAACTCTTCCGCTGCGGCGTACTCGGCAGTGAAGCCAACCTCCCAGGTTCCGGGCTGCACAGGCTCTACATAGCCGCTGGCCCGCAGCGCTCCCGTATCCACCGCCGGGGCCTCACCGGGCGCCGAGGCGATATGTACTCTCTCGCCACGCCGATACGCTTTCCCATGCTTCGGTTCGCTCATGGCGATCTGCGCGTGGCTCAGAATACTGCGCGCTGTGCCCTCTGCTTCCCGATCTGCGGCGCGCCGCAATTCTGGCCCCATCTGTGGGAAATAGTTGTGCGTGATCTCAACACGGCTCTTCACGAAACCTCCACACACACGGCGCGCGTTGCTGTTTCCCATGCGCCGCCGGATGCGATGCCTAGCACGCGCATACTCTGCGCGCCGATAGTCAGTACATCCTCGGCCACCACGTCCGCGTTGTAGGGCAGCGTCACTATCCAGAGCTGCTGGCCCATGGCTGCGCCCATGGCTTCGTATTGCGCCGGAACACCTCGATTCGATAGCCGACATGCATAGCTCGCTGTGGTTGGCGTGCCCGGCCTCTCGCCCCCCATACCGTCGGGTACCAGCGGTGTGCGTGTGCGTGTGCACACATCGGGCAGCGCTGCATTCTGTACCGCCCGCATCATGGCCACGTCACCTGCTGTCAACAGGCTCATGTTAGATCTGTCCTAACCCATAGCGCGACTATTGGGCGTGCGGCGGCGCGCTGTTCTGATGCGGCCTGCAACAGTGCCTCGCGGCGCTGGCTCAGGTGGTACGTTGCACCGTCAGCGGTGAAATCGAAGCTCAACGCCAACCGCGCGGCCCATTCTTCGAAAGCGTCCGCCGCCGCCGCGTGCAGGTCATAGGCCTGCCCGGTTGCGAACACCGCGCTGGGGGCAGAGGGAAATACCCAACGCCCCCCCAGATTGCTGCCGGATGTTGGCGTCAGGGCGTTACCAGCGCCATCGACAAACGTAACGTCGTCGGCCCAGTTCCCATAGTCTGCGGTAAACGTCCACCGCGTCTCTGCGGTCAGCTCCAGGTTCTCAAAGGCTAGCGCGTGCCCCTCGAGGAAGCCCGCCAGCTCCGCGTCGTCGAAAACCACAGTGGGGCCATCCAGCGGATCATTGATGATCCGCCTCAATCGCGCGATGAGCGTAACAAGTGGGTCAGCCATATACCTCCCTTATTGTCAGGACGGTAGGCGTTCCTGTTAGAGCGCCACCCGCCCTGCTACTCACGTTCTACGCCTTTGGCAATAGATACGTGCGAACGTGGCAGGTCGCCGCGCCGCCGGTACCCGTGAACGTCACGTCGATCGTGCCGTCGTTCTGCATAACGCGAGAGGCCTCCAGCGGGCCGATGAGCCTCGCTGTGTTCTGCGCCACCGCGACTGAAATATCGCCAATGCCAGACCGCACTGCAGGCGGATTCTGGCCGCTCTCGATGGTTACAGTCAGCGCTCTCACATTGTCCTCGGTCACCTCGATCAACAGCCTGTTCGCAGCGCCGCCCAGGTCGGCCGCCAGAATCGGCACTGTGCCATTGGTGTCGATCGCGTCACCAGCGCCGCGCAATACATCGTCGTTCACAGTCAGATCGGTTACGGTCAGGTGAGCTGGGTTAGCCATAGGTCCTCCTTAGAGCGGGAGCGCGAAGCAGATCACGTCTGCCGTCCCATTGATGATCTCAAAGTTCACATTCAGGTCGCCGTTGTCTTGCGCAAAGCGCGCGCTCTCAAACGGCCCGTAGATCGCCGTCAGGTCAGCGCCGCCCGTCAGCGCGGCTGGGGCCATCGCCGTTACCACGCCTGCGCCGGTGTCTGTCCCATGGGGGGCCCCAGTTACGAGTGCCTTTGCCGCTGCCGTTTCCGCAACCTTGGCGATGACGTCATTGGCTGTGCTAGTGATTGCGCTGGCACTGTCCGTCGCCAAGCTGATCGTAATGGCCTTGTCAACCACGGTCACCGTAAGTGCTTGGCTGGCCGCACCCGGATCATCATATTCAATGGTGATGTCGTTGCCCTCTGCGCCACCGACCACGGCCGTCCAGTCCACGTCGTTATCCGCGCCGGCCGGAGCGACGGTCAACGTTGCATGAGTCGCGTCCATGTCGGCCCCGCCAGCAAGGTGCGTTTCAGAGATAGCCGTCACAGCCGCAGCGCCACTAGAGCCCGGCGCGTTTTCCGCGGTGACCAGAAATCCAGCCATCCAGTGCGCGTTTACGGCGGCAATGACCTGCGCCGCAGTGCTCGTGATCGCCTTGCTCGCATTGGTCGCCAGACTCACCCGAATCGCCTTGCCGCGTACATCAACCGTTAGCGCCCTGCTGGCCGCATCTGGATCGATGTAGCATACGGTGATATCGTTTCCGAGTGAGCCCGCTAGATTGGCGGTATAGAGTATATCGTTGTTCGCGCCGGTCGGATTGATGATCACGCTGGCCGCTCTCGCCGAGGCCTGAGGGACGGTCAGATCGCCGAGGCCGCTGCGCACGGATGGCGGCATATCGCCGGGAGCGATGCGCGTGGACACGGCCCCCTTTGCCGTCACTACCAGCACAAGGCTGTCCGGTTGATGCCCCGTATCAGCCGCCACAACTGGCACCATGCCCGTAGTGTCAATCACATCTGCCACCGGCCATACGCGCGCAAAGTTCGGGATCAGCGTTCTTACCGTCAGTTTCGCCGGATTAGCCATAGTTGTACTCCTTGTGTCCGGGGGAGTTCGTCACTCCCCCGGCTAGTGTTGACGTCAGACCTACTGGGCGGTACCCATGTCCGCGATGATCAGCGCCAGCGCGTTGGGATAAATCACGCGAGCACCATACAGGTGCAAGCCCTTGACCGCATCCGCAAATCGCGCCTCAGGCCGGTATGCTTCGACTGAGTTGATCTGCTCGGCATAGGCCGTCGCGTAGTTGGTGCCGCAAAGCACCTTGAATTCGACCGGACCGGCAGCGAATGGGACGTTGTTGCTCATGAAGATGTCAAAGCCTGCGGCACGGCCCACAAAGCCGTTGACGGCCCGTCCGTCGGCCTCGGCTGCGCCGGTGCCTACGAAACGGTCATCCATGAGCAGATACCCATGGAACCAGGGCGGCACAATCGCCCAACGCCCCATGCGGGGCACGTTGTTCTCGTCCAGGTCGATTGCCGCATTCAGCAGCGCCGTGTAGGGCGCCGTCTCACCAACGCCAAAGCCCACGTTCAGGCCCGCGCCCACCGCGCCCTGCGTGCTGCCCGCCGGAACCGCCGCCCACATGATGCCGGCGAGATAGTCGTCGGCGGCTTCGGCCAGCGCCCAGGCCGCGTTGCGCATCGCCAGGTCCATGACCTTCGGCTTAGTCTGCGCCTTGTCCACGTCGTCGATCTGGAAGTTGAAGTAGTTCGCCTGATTGATGGTCAGAAGCTGCGATGCGTCAGTCAGTTCCTGTACCGCTGCAATGTTGGCGTTTTTGATATACGGACGCACGGTAACGGGACCGAGCGTATTGATCCGCACGGTGTCACCCGCCTCGCGGATATCGCCCTCATAGTCGCGGTTGCACACTGCCGGCTGGGCGTAGACATGCGCGTTGTTCAGGTTCTCCAGCGCGCGGGCCGCCCACAGCGTCGGGATGAAGTTGTTGATAGCCATGGTCTGTTACCTCACCGTTGTTTACTGAGCACATCCTGTACGGCGTCCCAGTTTGCGTTGATCTCCTGTGGGCCCATGCGTTTGATCGCCTCCAGTGTCAGTCGGCTCGGACTGGACGGGTTTGTGGGACTCGGCGCTCCCTGGCGCTTGGTCAGATATGGCTTGCTGGCGACAAGCTGTGCTACAAGCTCATCTACCCCATCCACCCTATCGCCGTCCACTTCGATCTCCTCTGTTGGCAGCAACCGCATGGCGTCTTCTACGTCCACAAACCCCGCGTTACTGGCAGCGGCGGTCACCGCAGCGCGGATCAGCGCCTCACGCCGGTCGGCTTCAGCCTTTGCGTACCTGGCCTGAAGCCCCTCGTATTCCGCCTGCAACTTTTCCGCATCGCTCATGGCTGCCCGCTTGCGCTCTTCTTCCGCATCTTGAAACTTCCTGAGTTCCGTGCGATATCTGGCAGCCTCTTTGCGCGCTCTCGCCAATTCCGCCTTGATCGCGTCGGCGTCCAGCGTCGGCGCATCTTGCTCGTGGTCTGTGGATTCCGTCACGGCGGGCTCCTGGCCTACCGGCTGTGTGGGCTCCAGGCCCGTGTCCCTGTCGCTCATGTGACCTCCTGGGTCATCGTGTATTGGTCAACTCCGCCAGCGTTGCCACTCGCGGAGCATCGCCCCATGTATCGCTGTGCGCTGTGCGTCGCAGCGCGCTCAGGTCGTATCCGTCACGCTTCCATGCGTCGTATCGCTCAGAGCCCATCATCTCGCGCTGGCGCTCCGCAGGCAGTGTCTCAAACCATTCGCGTCCCGTCTGCCACTGCGGCGGCTCCTGTCCAATCAGGATGGGCACCGCGACACAGCGCCCGTTCGGATGGTCTGTTAGATCATCGGCCAGCGTAAACGTTTCACCGTCGCTCATAAGACACGCCAGACAGGTGCGCCCATCCTTGCTTGTCAGACGACGGTATCCAGACACAATGTTACTCTCTCTATAGCCCTCGACTGTCGCCATGCGATAGGCGCGCATTGTCTCTGTGCGCGCGATGGTTAGCGCTTTGTTCAAGCCCTCAGCCAGACCGTCGGCCATGCGCGCTGCAGTCTTGCGCGGATTCCAGCCCAGCGCCACGCCTTTCAACAGCGCCTGCGTCAGGCCCTCCACAGCATCCGGCCACAGCGCGCGCTCTTGCAGCAATGAGAACAGCGGCGCGCCATCCCCCGCCAGCCCTGCCATGATCTCAACCGCTCGCACCGGCAACCGGTTCCACGATATGTCCACCCCCAACGCGGATAGCGACTCGACGACCGTCTCGCGGCCCATCTCTATCGCCTGACGCTGCGACGCTGTTATCTGCCCCTCAGCCCAGCGCTCATAAAGGCGCAGCTGTTCGCGCACCTGCATAACCAGCGCCTGATAGCGGTCCATGCGATATAGCTGCTCGGGCGTCATGCTTGCCAGCGCCTCGATACTGCCCAGCTCCTGCACCAGTGCGTCGATGTGGGCCTGCAGCGTGCGCTCGACCGTCGCCCAGCGCTGGCCCATCACCACCATCGCCCCCTGTTCCTGTGCCAGGAGCGCCGCCTTGAATTGCCGGGCCACCACGACCACGTCTGGATCAGCCATCGGGGCGCCT